ATAGCACACGATCCTTTATGTCACGTAACCAAAACAGTTGTTTTACCGAGCACGAAGTTTGCAGACCGTCAATAAAACTACGCTCTTTGAGAGACAGCTTGAAATACGTATCATTCGATGCTGTCAGCATATTCACAATTCTACCCGCTTCTTCAAGACGCTCAGCGGGATCAAGAGTACATTCGCTCAGAGAATTGTAGCTCATCTGCCTCTCCTTGAACCATTGGGAATAACTTTACCACATCTTTGACAAGTTCTTATAAAATGTACCCATCCTACTCTATTCAATTCAGAAGTAGACCTGCTGTTGAGCCATTTATGAAAACCAAGCCAACAAAGAATTTTCATTTTCCTTCTCCTTTTCCCTAAGCTCCCTCAAGAGCTTAGGGAAAAAGAGGCAACCTCCGTAGAAGTCGCGCTCTTTCTGTGTTAGTTCTTGATTAGGTTAGTCGAATGCTTCTCAGTGCAGCCTGGTACAGCACATTTGTACTGTCTTACCTCGTTTCTTTTCTTCCCTTGATATTCCGTTTCTGCTAACTCTACCTCCATCACCTTGTTCAACAGCGGACCTTGATACTTCCACTGCGAAGGATCGTCAGGATGTGTGTCGGAACCTTCAAAGAACCCCGGCAGCGTCAGATTAGCCTTTTCGGTCCCAGCAAATTCATCTTGCACTTCATCCATCTGCAAGCCACAAGCATGAACGAAGTCGAAGATAATAAAGCCAGCCTTAGAATTAAGACCAGCGAAGACTCTGCGACCATCATACTCTGAGTTGTTAATGATAGCCATTTCGGCGTTCAGTGACACAGACTCTCCATCCTTTGATGCTTTCGGACGAAAGTTCTTGACTTGTAGTGTGTACCATCCTGCTGGTACGGGCAATGCTCCAGAGAGTTCTTCTTTCTGATACGACATTTGAAATGCCATTGGTTACCACTCCTTTTTCTTTTCTTTTAGTTTGAAATCTGGTGGAAGTTCAGACCAGGACAGATGCATTTCACGCCCATACTCGTTCATATGTGCTACCATGTCCTGAATGCCCTTCAAAGTTATATCGCCCTGCCTAAAGTTTGGATAGCTGACAGCCTCTGTCCAGCTATTAAAAACATAACGCAGGGCTACAAAGGGCGAACTACAACTTCAACCTGCTCAAGGTTATCGAGAAACTCTGTTGGAATGCTACGAGAAGCAATGATTTGAATTTCTGCTTCTGTGGTAGCAATAGTTGAAGTCGGCAAGACTAAAATTCTTGACTTTGCTTGAATCTCATTTCCCGCAGCATCCTTTACAACTTTAGGATGGTACAGAACAGCATACGTGTACAATTTACCTTTTGCCATTTGTCAGTTCCTCTCTTTTCTTTTTGTGCTTCGCAATCATGTCCATGATGTTTGGTTTCTCCTCAGCATCAAGGAGCATTGTAGTAGAGGCTAATACATCCCAGTTTGGCCTACAAGCTACTTTGTAATTCTTGTTGCCGTCAACTGTAATGCGGTAAACCTCATTGAAAAGACTGAGTGAGTTAGCTAGATACTGCGGATCAACAGTAATAAGCCCTGTATAAGCTGCCTTGTCCACTGTAGACTCCGCCTTATCTTTCTCATCTTTTTCATGAAACACAAAGATAAGATTCACACCCAGCGCAGAGAACTCAGCAATCAGATACTCTAGGTATCTCTGAATTCCATTGATTACATCCCAAGAATTGCGAATCTTAATGCTTGTGCTGTTTCCTACTCTGATTGTACGATAGAGTTTTTGATCTTGTCTGAAGATTTCTTCTTCCATCGCACGGTTCATAAACGTAACCGAGTCGAATACTACTGTCGGCGGTAAAGCTAGACCTTTAGCCTTGTTTGCTTTCATCACTGAAAGGTCTGTCTCTACTTGCAGCATTGTTGGTCTAGAAAGAATGTACAAATTCGGCTTGCCTTCCAGCGATTCATACCGATCATCAAAATCATAATATCTGATTGGTCCCGGCGCTGTGGCAGCAAACCAACTCTTCCCACTCTTTGGCTTTCCCATGATTGCGATTTTAAGTCGCTCTGCGGCGTGTACATCCTCAGAGCGCACTCCTGTCATATTCGCAAAGGGATTTGGTATTGTTGCCATTGGATTCCTGCTCCTTTGGTAGCTACTTCTTTGCGGTTGCTACGGATGCGGTATCTGCTACTACAACAGCTTGCGCTGCCGCCAGAGCTGCCTCATCTGCGACTATTTGTACATCTTGTGCCATTTCACTGGAAGTATGTGCACGACACTTCTGATACTGTGTTATTGTCTGCGCCGCCGGATTCTCGTCTGTTGGCGTGTCAGTAGTTATCGTGACGAGAAAATCTCCTGCTCGCCAGCATTGCATATGATTCGTGAGCATTTGCTGACACTTAGCAATCTGCAAATTCGGCAGATTTATCACAGGTGTGTAGGTCTTCGTTGTTGCCATGTGCTACTCCTTCTCCTGCTTGTTAAAAGGTTGCGTTTGGCGCGTAAGCTGAAAGAACACAGCTTATATTGCATAACGTTCTAATTGCCTATCTTAACATCTGATAGCGCGCCTGAGTGTTAAAACGTAGTAGGTTGAACAGCTTCCGTATCCCAGATCGGAAGCTTGAGGAAGCCGTTGTTAAGAGTAGCTTGTACCGCCTCTCTAGAACTCTGTCTGCACACATCTCTGAACGCACATGTTACCATGTGCCAATTTGTACAAGCTGTTGTATTACGCCAAATAGGAAAACCAATTGCGTAATTCTCCATATCAAGAATTAGATGATGCACAGTTGCGAGCATTCTACAACGATAGGCTTCGAGTTGCTCTGTTGTTTTCCTAATCGTCACACGCTTAAACCGTTCTTGCGGTGTGGGCGCTGGTTTCTTCTGAATCAAGTTCATCAGAATCTTCGAGCAATCACGTTTCAAGAGCTGGTCCTCTGGTACAAACTGAGGAAGAATCTTCGAGAGTGCATAGACATACCCTGTCGGACCTTCCTCTGTCTCAAACTGTATCCCAGGATCGCTGCGAAAAGCACCCATTGTCTTATGATCCATAGGACAGATGAAGTATCCATCGTCTACGATCAGGTCCATGCGACCAGCAAGATAAATCTCAATATCCTCGCCAATGTACAGAGGTACTTCGCCGTTTCTACCGAATGAGACTTCTGTACCAAGAACTCTGATCCTCTCATTCAACGGCGACATTACAGACGCATACTGCATTAACAAGCCAGCGAAACCGAACGCGCCGCCGATAACATTAAACTCTTTGTGTGTGCTGTGAGCATCCATGTTCATTTCCTGCCACTCGGCCATAGCACGGACAGAAGCCCACTTAGTAACATCAAAGTCAGAATTCTTAAACTCCTGATAATACATCTCCAGCATCTTATGAAGCAAAACGCCAAAGTCCAAGTACCACGCACGTTCTTTTTCTCCTTCTTTGACGCCGGACTTCTTTTGGTAGCCTTGGACGTTAGAGTAAAAGAAATGTTGAGGACAATTTCTATAAGTGCTAAGCATATGATTATCTATCACGACAATCAACTTTTGCTTGGCTTCATCGTAGCGTGCCCACGGCAACGGTGTACGATTAAGAAACTCAATCAACTGACCGGAGGATTTCATATTTTCTCCTTGCTTAAATCAACTTCAAGTTGCTCAATCGCTTTATTGAGATAAAACTGAGCTTTCTTCAAGTCTTGCAGCATGTTACCCTTGTGCTGCGCTCTGGCAACATACTTCACAACCTGCCAAAGCAGCGGACTTGATGGAAACCAATCTTGTAGCACATCAATAACCTCAAAGTGTCCAAAGGTATAATGTGAGGGATGATTAACAGGATCAGTATCTGCGGTTGTACTTACATCTGTTTTTACAAGCGACTCACGAAGAGCAGGGTACACTTCTACAGTTTGGAACATTTTACGTGTCATTTTCCTACGCTTTCTTCAGCATGGCTGCTATCTTATCCATCGTCATTCCTTTGGCGGCCATATTCTTGAGCAGCGCCGCTATTTGTTCTTGCGCTTTAGTCTTTGACACCGTGCGAGTTTTCTTCACCGTTGTCGTAGTAGTATGCTTCACATCTGTTGTTGTCGGCGTTAAGTGAATCTTCACACCGGCGTACCTGTGCATCTTAGCTGTGCGACGTTGCTCTTGTTCAGCACACATCAGTGACAGGATATTTCGATGATACTCAATACTCAAATCAAGTTCAAGATCTGAAAGCTCTACAATCTTACGCTGCGCAAAGAGCCAGTCCAGACCGCTAATCTGAATCTCTCTAGCTCTTCGTCGATAAAACACTGTATTACCCTGAGCGTCTCTGTGTTCGTACGTCTTCGTTATCAGGCTCTTGGACACCGTAATATCACTTAGACAATTCACACAATACTGCGCATCAATTGCAGAAGCAAAATGAAAACAAAACGCTTGGCCACAACGAGCACAGGTTATAACTGACGTTGGATGCGTGAGATTTAGCTCAAGACATACGTCACATACTGTCGCTGTTAGATGAGACTCTTCAACTTCCGTTGGCTCCGCTGGAATATCCGTGTGTGAAGCCTCTTCTGCTGTGATTTCTTCCGGCTCGTCCGTCGGCGCAAATAACTCTTGTTGAATTTCATCAGCATCTCTAGCATCTTCTCCACCTTCTGTGTCAGCTAGGTCACCAATCACGAAATCATCGTGTTCTGTCATGCTATTCTCCTTGCGTGCTTATGTTGCAGAAACTTGCTTGGTCTTATTACTCTTTAGAGCCTGCTCGGCCCTAGCCATTTCCTCCAGAGCTAGAGGGTATACATTTGTAGGCAATTGTTTAGATAAGAATAAGTGCAACAGAACACGCATTAACGCGCTCTTGCTAAGCCGCGGATAGTCTACCTTAAGCGCATCATTCTGTGCTACGAATATACGGGCTGTCATCGCTATGGTCGGTTCGGTTCGGGTGGTCATGTATCCATGATACGCGGCTGCATACGGGCTTGTCAAGGGGCGAAAAAGTGCTGTATACAGGGGTTAAGTCGATGAATCGAAAAGGGTTAATCCGAATCGAAGGCGAAGGCCCGCCGTATGAGTCGAGGCGGGCCTGCCGAGTGAGTCAGCGTGAGCATGCTCATTCTACCAGTTACGATCTGCTACAATTTCCGTTGATTGTCCCACTGTAAAGCAAACGGGACAATCCTCAAGAAACTCTTCATCGTCCTCGTCGTCCTCGTGAAAGTTGCCTTGTGACGTGTTGAAGCCGTGCTGCTGCTCCATCAGAAATTCTGCTTCAGCTTTGGATTGTGACATCGGTCAGCTCCTTTGGTTCTGCGTGTGGTGGACCTGACACACGCTTTGATTCTGTTCTGGCGTACATAGAACAGGAGAAATACATTATCGGCACACTCTTAGTTTTCTTGTGAATCCACTCACCACAAGTGCCGGGATTATCACGTGTTATTGGTCTGTTGCAGTGCTTACATCTTACTACCGACTTTGACATACTGTCTCCTTATGTTCTCATTCTGTGCAAGAATGTTAGCAATATCATTGATCGAAACGAACGCGCTGTGCGCCCGCTTGACGGTATCGGAACCTGCTATCTTGTACAAGTAATCACCCATGCCGAGTAGATTTTCGGCACCGTTTTCATCAAGTATAACTCTGCTGTCCATGCTTGATGGAAGTTTGAAGGATACTCTAGCAGGAAAATTCGTCTTAATATCCCCGGAGATTACCTTGACTGAAGGCCGCTGAGTAGCAAGAATTAAATGCACTCCAGCGGCCCTTGAAATTTGTGCGATCGTTTTCAAGAGCGAGTGTATCGACGGTGGACGCATCTTACGCTCGAGCTGTGCTAAGAATGCATTATCCTGATCTAGCACATCCGCTAGTTCGTCGATGATGAGGATCTTGTATGTAAATTTCTTATCTTGTTTGAGATCAGGTCTGTCAGGATTGTAATAACCTTCGACCATTTGATTCCACTCACCAATATTCCTTGCCAGTCCACTCATTTGAGCGTTTCGTAGCCTAACATCCTCAAGTAAAACCGTAAGCGCGGCTCTGAGGTCAGAAATGTTGTTGAGTACATATTTAACGTGCTCAAGTCCCTTGAACAATACGAGATCAAGATTCTTAGTATCCACAAGGATAAAC